CCACCACGATGTTGTATGGTGACACTTTCAGCACCCTTACTATCATCGAGCATGATGACATGACCTGATCGTGTTTTATGTGCCCAATAGTTTGGATACTTACCAGCACCAGGTAATTTACGGGCGTCTTGAACTTCATCCCATTTTCTAGGTGTTTCCGATTTAACCTCAGAAGTTTCATTACTTATACCTGGCGGAGCCCCTAAAATCATCTTTGTGCCGTCAAAGGTGTATGAAACACCGCTAACTTCGACCACATCACCTGGTTTCGGATTAAGTCCTGCTGCTTTTACTAAGTCTAAAATTGCGTCTGACATTAGTTTTTCTCCTTAACCCACATCATCTATAGGATTGCCACCTTTTGCAACCTTTTCAAACATACTATGTAATTTCTGAGCTACACCGCTGGTATTTAATTGATTCAGAAGTCCTATTGCGGCAGTAGCATCACCCGAAGGTAGACGTTGAATCATATTCAATATAGTACCTGAAGAATTACCAAATAGATTTTGTCCTGGAACAGAACTTGGAAAACCAGAACCAGACATCAGATTAGTTAGTGTGCTGATACCTTGCGCTACACTTGCAGGAGTCAATTTAATTTGCTCACCACTGGCACTGTAACTGGTCATTATTTTACCAAAAGGTGTGTCCTCTTCAACCACAGTAGGTCCAAATTCTTCTAGACCAAATAAAGATGTATCGGATTGTAGTCGTGTCGTTGCACTGATCACGTCAGACACATTAGTACACTGCTTCAATAATTCGACAGCATTTTCCATATACACCTCTTCATTAACTCTACCAGAGGTCATGAAGCCAGAACTCTCGCTCTGTTCTATAGATTGTACAAGAGTACTCATGCTTATTGCAGCATTGAGTGCCGAAATAGGCATACTGTTCTTTAATTGCTTGCTCATATTTGCATTAGAAAGTATCTTATTTAAGAGACTACCCAAAGACATTGCGATACCAGGTAAAGAAGTTATTACATTAAGACCAGGAATATTAAAAGATGCCTGTATTGCAGTATTAATGCCCTTGATAGGATCGATAGGTATACCATTCAGAGGAAATAATGCACCATGAGTAGGCAGTCCTTTTAATAGATTATGATTATGATCACCTCTCTCATCAATCTTAAATACTTTGGCACCACCCTGAGTAGTTTCTTGAATAGTAGGTGGTCGAAAGACACCCATACTTCGATTCAGTAAGTTCGCAATAATAGGATTATTCATCAAATTTAGATTGCCTGGAATACCACTTTCATAATTATTCAAGTCGTTAGCAAGACCCAAAATTTGGCATTGATTAGAGCCTGTGTCTTTATACACAACCACAAGACTACCGTAATCTAAGCCACCAACAAAAGATTGCATACCCGCACGATCAGGACTTATCAATCTAGGACTAAAAGCAAGATGCTTGAAATTAACATCTTTGCCGTGTATAGAAGGACAATATACTCTCAAATTATTAGACTGATCTGGTGCAGGATCATCTTCACCACCACCCACAACTATACCATATAGTAATGATGATGTTGTTGAATTTTTCATAAGTTACACTTCTCCTCTACCAGTCGTTCTGGAAACACAATCTAGAGTGGTTACTGCATAACCACCGAACTTAATAGTATGTACTAGATTGACAATCAAATAATCACCAGAACCATAATTTTGACCATTGGTTTCTTTATTATATAGTTTGAAGTTTATCATCTTACCTGCATGTAAGATTGGATTCCAAGGCACGACAAGTCTCAAGGCAATTTTATCTTTTTCTAGAAGCGACATTCTCGCTTTTCTTTTCAGAAGATATACGTTTGTCCAGTCAGGACACATATCCTGTTGATTTGCACTATTCATATTAGAGATAGCATCAATTATTGTAGAAGATCCTATACCACAACCCGTGATCTGATTCTCACCCAACAAACTGAAAGTTTTGTTCAATGGATTCAATAGAATTAATGAAGATATATTTCTACCATCTCGATCCACACCGTTCAATATATCAGAGAGCAGATCAAAGTCACATGGAAAATTATATGTCATTACTGCATAAGGATTACCAAAACCAGAAATGATACCAGTCTCGTTATATTGATAACTTGCCACATTACTCTGTCTTGTCAGATTGAATAGAGACTTGAAATGGTGTGTCGCGTTATTTTCATATGTCATATAATGTAGATACGAAGGGTCTAAGGCGGAACCTAATGCAAACTTTGACTGTTGGTTGACAACTTGGAAAGGATGAATGTTTTCGGCAATATAATCTCTCGCATTGGTGGTCTCTTCGACTTCTAGATTATTGACACCTACACAACTTCTCAATACATAATTTACAATAGCCGAAGGTGTTTCACATTTCCAAGACTTAGAAACTCTTGCCTCTGCATCATTCAACAAAGAAATATCACACGCTCTGATGTTGAACTCTTCTGTATTATTATTGTATAGTTTTCTACCGTCTATTCGATAGATTGTCTGGGTTGTCGAAAAGTCGATTTTTTTTTGAAATTGTGAAAGAAAAGGTTTTACTGCGTCTATTTTTATATTTCGACCTCTCAATAGGTCGAAATTTTTCACAGGATTAGAATGGAGATAACTTTGTACCTTTACAGAAGTTTGTAACCCTGGTGTGTGAAGACTTTCACCAAGAGTTATTTCAACCGGAGTCAAATCTTGGAAATTAGTATCGTTATTTCCATCAACTTCTATATTAAAACTAGTATAGAGTTCATCATTGTTTAGAAATGTTTGGTTGGCCATCAGTTAGGTGATCTCAAGAAAGGAAATAATGATCTCTCACTATTCGTTAATTTATAGAACTCATTTAGAATTGTCTGGTAATATTCTGGTTTCATGAGTTTAATATTTCTCTTCTGTTCATTCATAGATTCTTCATAGTCATAGACTTTTATTTCTTCACCATATATTATTTCTGTGATTGTCTTGCCGCCTATTTCATAGGTCGAAACAGATTGTGTTGCAGCAAGGTCTGTATAATAATCATAAGGTACTTGAATATTGTTATTTGCCAGGGGCTCGTAGTCCACGATATATCTAAATGTATTGGATATGCCTGTCTTTTCTTCTGTGCGAACCACAACCTTTTCATAATGATGTGTGGCAGTTTTCGCATTGGCTATTGAACCATATTTACCTATAATATAGTTTTTGAAATCTCTATAGTTCAAAGGCCAATCATATTGTGGATCATACTTATCATTCGCCAATAATAAAACCCAATGGGCTTCGGGGTCACCATAAACTTTTTCCGCCAGCGTTTCTGGTCTCTCGCTATCTGGAATAACATATTCATAGAATGCAGAAGAGTTATTCAATATTTCTTTAATAAAACCGAATCTGAAAGTTAAGTTTGTGACAACATCGTAATTGGTCGTATATGTACTATCAGAAAGCGTATAGTAAACTTTAGGAAAAATGTCTAAGTATTTACTCATTATTAGAATCCTTGGTTGACACGAGCTTTGTGTACAGGTTCAAGCTCTCTGAATCCTAAAGATAGTCTGACTGCCACCGGATGACCATTACTAAATGTAGAATAGATTCCTGTTGGAGAATAATCGACTTCTACTCGCTCCAATACAGATGTGTTTATTCTAGGTATATTTGTATTCTCTCTACCGTCTTTGAAAAAAGAAATGTCAAACTCTGCTGGTGGAACCCAGGTAAGACCAGCGGTGAAACGATTTGTTTCTGGTGCCGCATGAAATCTCAATGATTTAATGATAGTCTTGATGGATTCGGATTCTTTTTCATTTCTAGGAGCGAGCAAAAATTCAAATACAAACTGTCTCTGTAGAGTGTTTGCAAACAAAACTTCAATTGCAGGGTTGATAGGAGATTGAGCCAGTTGTGATACTTGTCCAGCAGTTCGTCCTAATTCTTGAGCATCTAATCCACGACCACCTCCAACTACTCTACCTGTGGCAGCGGCTCTTGCCGCACCTCCAAAACGCAATGCACTGACCGTTAGTTTTCCAGCAAGGGCAGTCAGAGAGATATCTTCATATACGTTGTGTGAATTATATACCATATTAGATGGCATATAGAGAGCTATCGATTCTGAGATTCTTCTAGTGAATCTAGGCAAAAATGAACTCAGACCAGTAAAGTTTGTACCACTAAAAACTCCTCGCAACTGATCAACTCTTGACGGTCCTAGATTATTCAGTGTGTCTAACAGTCCACCGCCGGCGATGTTAGTGACAGAGTTAATAGTATTAGGCACATTGATGTTTATCACCATATAATGGCCTTGATAATCATTTCCTAGATTTTCAGGAAAAACGCGAGATTTGAAATCATAGTTAGAATTGAAAAATGCGGTGTTTTCTAGTAAACTCGACGCATTCGACATATCTGATTGTCGCTTGACTTGGATGTTTTCTAAACTGTTATTTCTTTGTGTAGGCATTTATATTCCCTGCTTTATATATATTTATACGATGGCATACAAAGGTAAATTCTCACCAAAGAATCCAAATAAATATAAAGGAGACCCAACGAACATCATCTGGCGTTCGCTTTGGGAAAAACGAGTTATGACTTATTTAGATGATAATTCGAATGTTATCGAATGGAGTTCTGAGGAAGTTATAGTTCCTTATATATCTCCGATAGATAATCGAAGACACAGATATTTCCCAGACTTTCTTATCAAAGTCAAGCAGACTAATGGTAATATAAAGACGATGCTTCTGGAAGTTAAACCAAAGCAACAGACTAAAGAACCTAAAGTTCAGAAGAGAAAGTCAAAGCAATATATTACAGAGGTGACCACATGGGCAGTAAATCAAGCTAAGTGGAAATACGCCAAGGAGTATTGCTTAGATCGTGGATGGGAATTCAAGATACTTACCGAAGAAGAGATATTTGGTAAAAGTACTAAGAATAAGACCTAATATAATATCTCATTCATGGATGGCATAGCCATAATAAGATGATGTCAACCCCCTGTCAACCTCTTTTTTCACTTACACATAAATAAATATATGGCAAAAGAACAAGAACAGTCAACGGCATGGTTTATTGGAAAAGCAAGAACCGCTGCTGGTTATAGAAAAAAACTTATCAGTAATGTTGAGCGATATAGAGACAATATCGTTATTGGTAGAATGTTTTTCTTTTATTATGATCCTAAGACAAAAGATAAACTACCTGTGTATGACAGATTTCCCCTTGTATTCCCTATTGAGAGATATTCAGATGGCTTTCTGGGTCTTAATCTACACTATCTTTCTGTTGCGGAAAGAAAGTCTCTACTTAATAGACTCATGGAATACAAATCTGCCAAAAACATGACCGAGAGATCAAGACT